AAGCGTTTCGGTGGTGGTGTAAAAACTGAAGTATCATTTCTCGATAAGGCTCTTGAAGGGTTCAGGAGAGGCGTATTCAACTTCGTAAATGCATTCAAAAAGGTGGGGACTACAGTTGGGGCTGTTGGAAAAGAGGTTACTATAGTAGCAAGTGACTTCAAAAGTTTCCCTGCTAGACTGGGTGCTGCGTTTGCCGTATTCCGTCCAGCCTTCAATAACCTACAACTATTGTTTAACGATATCAAGGGTGTGTTCTCCAAGATAGGTACGGTTGCAGATACAGCAAAGGATGCTGGTGGGTTTATTTCTAAGATCGCAGAAGTAGCCAAACCTTTCTTTAGTGTATTTCAACGACTAGGTAGGTTCCTTGGCGGGCCTATCACCGCATTCATCTTTGGTGTCATCGATGCATTCAGTGGTGCTATGACAGGATTCGAGGAAACCGAAGGTAGTCTGGGAGAGAAGATCTTTGGTGGTATCATGGGTGCGATAGCTGGATTCGTCTCAGGATTCATCGGTGGTATCCTTGACCTTGGTAAGATGCTTGTTGGTTTCGTTGCAGGTCTGTTCGGGTTTGAGGATTTCAAAGAAAAACTTGCTTCCATCTCTATCACTGATTTTATCTTTGATTCCCTAATGAAGTTAAAGGATATGGTATTAGACTTCGTTAGAAGTCCCTTGGATAGTGTGAAGAGTATCTTTGGTTTCGGTGATGACGAAGAAGACGCTCCTCCTGAAGTGAAAGAAGGTAACAAAGGTCTACAACGTGCGTTACGAAAACAAGAACAAGCACGACGATCCGCTAGTGGTCAAGGGCCGCAGGTAACTGTCACGGAACCACCACCTCAAACAGTCCTAAAGACACAAGAAGCAACTGCGCCTGGGCTCAAGACCAAACCCATGAATGATGCGACAAAGGAGTTCACTGCCTATGCCGATTCAGAAGAAGGTAAAGCAGAGTTTGCTAGGAATGCTGCGGAACGTGAGGCAAAAAAGGCAGCGATGCTTGCAAGGGCAGAGGCAGCAAAAGAAAGACGAGCAGCGAGACTCGCGAATCCAGAGGTAAGGGCATCAGAAATTGAAAGACGTAGGTCTCAGTTAGCAAGAAACGAGGGACGTTTCGCTGGCATGTCTGCCGAAGAACGAAATACGAATGCTGGTGCTATAACGGAGAGACGTATTAGCGAACTACAGGATCAGATCAAGTTCCTTGAGTCACAAGGTGCTGGTGGTGGTGCTACGGTCATTGCTCCACAGACTACTACCAATAACAACCAGAGTAGTTCTGCGATGTATGGTGACCCATCACCCGCGACAGATGACCTTGATAGAGCCGCTGATAATTTCCACAATGTCAGTTGGGTAAACTAGCATAAAAAAAGGGGCACCGAAGTGCCCCTCAAAGGATAGAAGAGTTTAGTCTTCTGCTGCAAGTTTAGCAAAGTAACTTAGAGTATCATCCTCGTCTGCTGCTGCCGTGATATTCGGTTCAGGAGCAGAGGCGATAACCTGTGGTTCTTGTTCACGTGCAGATACTACTTCCGCAGTCTCGGTCAGTGAGTCATTCTTAATGGTTGCACCAGCACCCGTTGATTGACCCAGTACAACTTCCAAACGACCTTTCAGTTCGTCATAGGCCTTGTACGAAGACGGAGCAGTAAACTCTGACATGTCGTGCAACTGATTATAAGTTGCTTCGAGTCGCGTCTCATCTGCTTCCAGTAACGGTGCAGGAGCCTTGAACTCAGACTTATCATAGTTACGATATCCCGCAACATTACGAATCTTCAGTTGGAAGTCAGCACCAGTCCAGAAGTCAAACGGATTGATCGGTTCTTCGCCTGGAAATTCTGGTTGCATCTTATCCATGATCTTATCAAAGATCTTCTTGCCGAAGTCGTACATGAATACTTTACCTTCGTTGGCAGGATTGGCAGGATCGTTCATAACCATGATGTTCGCAACATAGTGAAGTCTACGCTTCTGTTTACGTGCGATTTCTTTGTCCTCTTCAATACCAGAGTTCCATAGTCGTGAGTTGTATTCACTCACTGGGTCATTGTTACCCAGAGTCGTGAGAGACTTCTCAACATACCATTGACCCGTAGGCCCTTTGAAGAAGTGATCGAAGTAACGTACCCAAGGGAGTTCTTGACCTTCTGCCGCAGGGAGGAAACGAACAACGGCATAACCGTTACCTGAGTCATCTACCGTAGGTTTCCAGAAGCGCAAGTCTTCGTACTTGTTGTTACCTTGCTTGGCACCGCCTCCCATCGCCTGTGCGGCTGCTGCCAACTGGGTGATGTCGGTACGGTTATTTTTTAGATTTGCAAAAGACATATTTTTGTATTTTCCTTGTATGATTGTGTGTCCACTATACCATAATGTAATCGTTTTGTCAACCTTTATTTTAAGGGTAAGGCCTCACCCTTTTCGAGAAAGTTAAGGTTCATTGCTTCAACCTCAATCTTCTCTTTGATAGATGTCGCGATATATTTCTTGACATCCTCAATCTCTAGGTTATTCTCTTCACAGAGATAAACCACTGCGTCCATATAGGACATTGATTTTTGTCTGACCGCATCTTCGGTCATCTTGGTGAACTTCTTCTTGTTCATGAAGTTGGACTCTTCCGAAGAAGAATCCACTCCACCCATTTGGAAATCAACTTTCATCTATTCCTCCTCATCACTATTTATAATAGTAGAAGAACTGTGAAATTGCTTGGCATATTCCTTATCATTGTCAAACTCTTCCATCAGTTCGGGTGTCCAAGTCTGTCGGATATCGGGATACCACCATCCCATTGTACGCTTGGGTGTACCGTCAGCATGGTAGGCCATTGCCTCAACCTTGTACTGTATACGACCTTCGCGTTGTTCACCATACCGATAATCTAACCAGACACCATTCGCAAGGTACTTCTTTAGATTATCGACATAGTTCTCCAGAGCAATGTATTCTGATCTCTCCTTAGAGGCCTTCGAGTTCTTATAACTACGCATTGCCTTCAGTTCGTCTTGATTAGACTTCAACCATTGCTTGACCTTCTTCCAATGCAAAAAGTGATCTTCTGGTAGATCTCGTATGTCTTCACAGACAGACTTACTACCATCGGCACCACGTGCTTCCCGTGCCTTTGCGAGACGCTCTACCGCTGCCTTCTTCTGCTCCGCAGTCATAGGTTTGCGTTTACGTTTCACTTTGCCACGTTCAAATCCAAGTTCTTCTAGGGCACGTTTGTTCTTCGCTTCCCTAGTCTTCCTTGCTTTCTGTGCTGCTGTAAGTTTTTTTGCCATAAGGTATATAGTCTATGCGCCAGTTATGAGGTCATGAGTTGATGGGTACGGACTCTCCATGTTGAATGACAACAAAGAGTCTACACGAAACGAACGCCAGTCAGCCAAGTCCAAGTCAAACACACGCACCGCAAGTTGATTCTTCTCAGTGTTTGCATTCGCATCAGTCTTGGGCATCTTATCTGCTGGTATCAAATCTGATACTAGAGTTGCCTTCATTTCACGTATAGCACCATCCTTCACTTTTGTGAATGATAAGTCTACCACACCTTGACGTAAGGTGTCAACGATTTCTTGATAATTCAAGTCTTTCTCCATATTAAAAACCACCGACTGCTTGTTGGTACCAATCTGGCATTGCACGGTTTGTCCAATTAGCAAATCGCTTCTTCTCGTTAATGTAGTAGAAACGATATGCTTCTACAGGATCTTCACGCTTGCAATACTCAGGCATTGCTTGCGCGAATTCCGTCAACCCACCATCAGGTATGTTTTCAGGAATGTAGGATAGTATACCAGATAACTTCCTTTCTGTCAAGTGTTTTTTTCCATATCGGTAGGTATACTCTTTGCAAAGTTCTTCCCACATCTGGTGCAAGTACAGATAGTTTGCAGATGTCTTGCGAGTCCATATTCCACTAGGGTGATTCACATGGGACGCTTTGTAGAGAGTGTTCTCTAGATTAGAGTTCGGATGTTTCCAACGTTTGATCTTACGACCAATCGCAGTCTTATCATAGTACTCTTCACCATCAAGAACACGATGTGCCGTGCTCATGAGCTGGGCATATTCGATGATCGTCTTGACCACGTGTTTATCCAAGTGCATACGCGCAGCCTTCACTGGATTAACAGATAGGTGAAAGACATTCATTACCCTTCACCCTGTGCTACATAGTAACCCTCTGCACGAACTTTCATGTCACCAAAGTTAGGTTCATTAACCTGCTTGACAACATACAGTTGAGATCCGGTCATGAACTCGACGGCATCACGATAGTCATCAAGTTCACGGATTGGGACAACACCCACGATGGGCATCTTCCAATCGTCCATGCCCTCAGTGAGAACATCAAACTTTTCACGCAGTAACTGGTACCGACTCTCTTCAACAAATGTCATAGGCATTACTTCTTTCTCCATTCACGTAACCATTTAGAACCATCGCGTTCAGCATCCGTAAAGACTGCATTAGTAAACGCTATCGGTATAACTACACCCAAGTGAATAAATATACTGGTTAAGGTACTGTAGTCTACCCAGCCTAGGTGATCACTTGCCACAAAACCGAAGTATGCACTCCACATTGTAAACAATGCCAAGGTGAAATACATTTGTAGACTAGGATCTTTGACATATCTCAATGGATTATATCTCACATCCATTACAAGTCTCCAACTATCGACCACAAATATGATCGCTCTTTTTAGGTGTTTCATACACGCTCCTCAGTATTATAAACGGTTTTTGTACCATCATTAGTAACAACAACTACTGTTGCTTCAGTGATTTCGGGAAACTGTGCGCTGAATACAGCGGAGTTGGCGTATGAAACCGCCGACTCGTAAGAAGTGATTGGGGCATAGAGACCTGCAAAGACCTCACCAGTTTGTGACTTAACAATGTATTTTTCCATACTATACTCCGTAAAAGGCTCGTTCTAGTTTCTCGGTAGCGATGTCAATCAACTCGACTCGCTTCTGGGCAGTAGGAGTCATATCCTGTGCCATCACGTTTGCAGTTCGCATCGCTGCCATTCGCAAGACATGAAGTTCTTTCTTGGTCAAGACAACAGTGATTTCTTCAGCAGCTTCACATTCGTGGTACATTCTTCAGTTCCTTTCTCATTCTCAATACAAGTATTATAAGCGATGCAGCAACTTTTGTCAACACTTTTTTTCAATTAACGCCCACTTTTTTGATATTCATCAATCAGTGCTTGTCCTGTCAACTTGGTTCCCATGATGACCACTTCACCAGACTCGTTCAGAGTTCGTTGGATGTGACCATCGTTGTACTGGACATCTGTCACGGTCTTACCATCAGAGGTGTCCTCTGGACGATCATCGTACCACATGGACGATAATCCGTGAACATGGACATTGTTCACACCCTTAGCCCACTTCTCTGCTGCGATACGAGTACGCTGCTCTTCAACTGATTGACGATACTGTGTCATGCGGTCTCCCTCTTTTTTGCATAGAATTCTTCGATGAGTTCGAGAACCTCGTTCTCTTTGGCAATACGCTCCTCACCATCGACACGGACTACATAGTCCTTTGTGTAGGTGCCGAATTCCTTCTCGGCATCAGAGAACATGAGCCACGACTCAGTGTAACTACGAATGACAGGAACTAGGTTACGGTACTCGTCATTCACGGTAGTACGAGTTGCTCTCCAGCGACCACGCTCAAGAGTGATAAAGATAGGAGCTTCCCAAGATTCACCGACCTTAGCGTCATCCTCGACAATATCCCAACTAATGACATACTCACGAGCAACATCATTGTTGTAAGACACGAGATCCTGAATCACAGGCATGAAGGTGCCGTGAGCAATCTCGTTGAGATCCCTAGAAGAGAGATTCTCCATGACATAGGTGGTGCCACCCTTTGGTTTGAAGTAGGCATCGGGTTCCGTTGAAGGATACCCGTCTACATCAAACGAGTAGTTTTCCATGTATTGTGTGGTGATTACTAACTTAGACATAACAGTTCCTTACTTACCTTTGTAACCGAGTTTTTCCATTGCGGGTCTAGGATAGATTTCCTCCGCAAGTTCCAAATATTCCTCAACAGACACATTCTTCACAAGGAAGTTGACCCATGCTTTCCATGGCTTACGACCATACTTGAATCGAGCGATAAACTCAGGTTTTGGTTTACCGACCCAAGAAGGATGACAGTCAGGTCTCGCGACTTCGTAGTTCACACTCTTGGTGTGACGCCCACGATACATAAGATACATACCGTCCCAAACAAACTCTTCTTTAACAAATGGGGTCATCTCTTTTCCTTTCTCATTTTCAATACAAGTATTATAGGCGATATCACAGGGAAAGTCAAACACTTTCTTAGATCAATATCTACTTACCAATGTGTTTTATATCACTTTTTGGAATAACCTGATAAGCACCCTTATTGTACGCAGGAGCAACAGTAAAGTTCTTGGACTCTTCCAACTGGAAGGTAGTGTCCCTATCAGGGGTATAGGCAGTAAGAGGCACAGACTTAGTCTCAGTCTCGGTTCTCCACGCAGGGCCCACACTGTAGGACTTCATCGTCTTGAACTCAGGTTTGTACTTCTTGGTTTTTGACCATGCTTTGGTCTTGCGTTTACGACCAGACTGATCGTATTTCATAGATCCGTGGAATGATTGCATAGGTACCTCTCGAATATATATTAACATCATACAGACAAAAACATATTTTGTCAAGTCTTTTTTTGTATAAATAAACACATGACTAAAGAACTATTCGATTTCGGGTTTACCCTAGTAGACGAAGACGAACTGGAGGCAGTGCAGCAAGCACAGTCTAAGGTTGCGTCCGTGTCCGACTCTGTGTCAGAAACCCAAGAAAAACTGGACAGTCTGTTCAATGCGATCCAACCATTGCTGAACAACCTGAAACAAAACCCTCAGAAAGAGTATATCCTCTGGCCCAATCGACTTGAGAAGATTGAGCAGTTCGAGGACTATATACAGAATATCTACAAGGGTCAGTAATGCTACTATACAGATGTCACCCAATCAGTCAGAACCAGAACGCTATCGTAAACCTTAATAGAAAGGAAGAACTGTTCAAGGCTGTCTCGGAAGCACTTCCCAAGTATAAAGGGAAGACATTGCATCCGAATGATCATATTGGGTTGGTAACTGACGCATCTGTCCTTTCAGGATTGTTGACTCTATCTGGATACAAAAATGTCCTTGTGGTGACTTCGTTTGCAGATAAAGATTATGATACCGTAGTTAAGGGTCACCAAGCACACAAGAGTGCGGGAGATCATCTGGTACCAATAGTCCATGAGGCAGCGGGAACCATGATGAACATGTATGTAACCAAGGTAAAGTCTGGTGATTGGTTCACCCCATTCTATGAGTCATATGGTGTCAAGACATTAGATGTTGATTCACCTTTTGCACTAGATAGTACATTCAAAATTAAACCTCCGGCTGATGTCAAGTTTGATGCTGTTGTTCTACTGGGTTGTGATGCATACTCAAAAGGGAAGTTTAACGTAAAGGATATCAAGGAAACATTTACCAGATATTGCACACCAGAGTTTGATCTTATTGATGTGTATCGTCATGAGAACGACACAAGAAGTATCGTGGGCAGTACTCCGAAACAAAATACAGTTATTGCCCAGACAATGTTTCAGGCAGTCAACACTCCGAAGAAACTTATAGATAAGACCAATGGCGCTTTTGTTAATCGTGAACTTGAGATGCCCAATATGAGAAGTGTGATCTTATACAGTAGACTTGCATCCAACATCATCAATGTTGATAAATGGTATAAGGTTTACTAATGTACGATACAATGTATAACATAGTCACTGGAGTGAACGACGATAGAAGCTATCGGGTCTCACTGATCCCAGAATTGAACGATTATAAATTCAGGAATCTAGTACGAGAAAG